GTCGAAAATACTAGGATCCGTTTTACTTCAACTGGTTTTCAAGTTATTAGCTCAAGTAGTGAAGTAAATCAAAGCTTCAACACCTATATTTTCTTGGCCATCCGGCGTCCACATAAAACTCCCGAATTAGGTACTGAAGTTTTTGATCCACACCTTTATACTAGTGACACAGCTGGTGTTTTATCTAGTACCTCAGTTGAAACAGATTTACTAATTCAAGCTACGCCTAATAATTTCCAGGAGGATCCCCACGTTTGGAGTCGTTTTGGTGGTAATAGATACCTTACTACTAACGAGTCGAACAATAGACTTGAAAGTGGGGAAATAAATTCGTTTTCACTAGCATCAAATACCGGTTTTGAGTTTACTAATTATCGGGGTGTAGAAGATGTAATCAACTGGAACTTTAAACGTGCTCCTGGTTTCTTTGATATAGTTGCCAGTACTGGTAACGTAGGAGCAACAAATGCCAATGGAAAATATATTCGCCCTCACAACCTAGGAGTAGCCCCTGAACTTATTATCCATAAGAACAGAACCGGCCTTGGTGGTTATCCATGGTGGGTATGGAGTAGGTACTTATCAAATAATGATGGCGATTATGTAAGAACAATGTTAAAGGGATTTCAAAGTAGTCCTGAAGAAGAGGTATATTCAGACACCACACTTGTCCCTTCTCCAGATGAGCATAATTTCTATTTACAGCCAAGTCCAGATGAGCGAAATCATTTTTTAGCTGCATACGAATATTACCTATTTGCAAGCTTACCCGGAGTTAGTAAGATTGGAACATATATTGGTAATGGAGAGAGTATTAATATTGACTGTGGCTTTACTAATGGCGCTCGTTTTGTTTTAATTAAGTGTACGAGTGCCGGCCCAACAAATTGGATTATACTTGATTCTACTTCAGGCATTAATACAGGAGTTGAACCTATATATATTCCTGGCATTGATGCAGATGCCATACTTGGTTTTGATGTCTTAGATCCATATGCACCTGGATTTACCGTTAGTGCTAACGCACCAGGAGTAGCTAACGCAATTGGCGATACTTATTTATATCTAGCTATTGCTTAACCAAACATTTAACACATTTTATTATGGAAGTACGTAATCGGGAGACTGGTGAAGTCATCAGCCTTCGTCAATTCCGCCGTGAACACCGAAATATTAGTTTTTCGCGGCATATTTCTGAAAGCACCTTTGATCACTTTGGCTACGATATCGTGCATCAAGGTTCTTACCCACAAATTACACCTCCTTACGGAATGGTCGTCCGAGACGGTGTGGAGCAAATTGATGGAAAATGGTATACGCGTTATGTTGAGGGCCCTATTTTCCGAGAGACCGTTGAAGAGGATGGCACTGTGTTCTCTGCTGCGAAGAATGAGCGCATCTATCGTCGGCACATTGACCGGGAAGCAGCCAAGGCAGTCCGCGCGAAGCGCAACGCATTGCTGAGGGAAACCGACTACCGATTGGTTTCTGATGCTCCCTGGGAGAAGCAGCCCTATCGGCAGTATCGCCGTCTGCTGCGGGGTGTTCCTCAGCAGGATGGGTTCCCCCATGTTATCGAGTGGCCGGAAGAGCCGGAAGAGCTGATTATTTCCGAAGAAGAGACCCCTACCACTGATACACCTACATCTGACGAGACACCAACCTCTGACGAGACACCAACAGCTGAAGAAACTCCTACAACTGAAGAAACCCCAACAGCTGAAGACACTTCTGCAACTGATTCAGATTCAGAGACTCCCTTTTCGTATCCTCCGCTCGATTCCTCTACCTTTAACCCTAGCCCTCACGCCTACTAAGACTCGAAACGAGCCTGGCTTTATTGAGCTGTTGCTTTGCCTTATAGAAGCTGTTCATTCTTGTCGTTACAAGCCTCATCAGGATACCTTCTGGAGGCTTTTACTTCCACACTTTGATAAATATTATGCCTGAATATATAATCGTGCCACTACTGTCCGGCGTACTTGGAATAGCTGGAATATTGAATCGGAAGATTGATAGGAATGAAAGGCGCATGGATGCTCTTGAATTAAAAGTGGCAGAAACCTATGTCACTAAGCGTGAATTAGCCGACAAATTCAACCTAATTATCTCCAACTTAAACCGGCTTGAAGACAAAATCAGCAATCATTTTAATTAAATATGGAAATTTTTGGAATTACAATCGCTTGGGAAACACTAGGTTTCATTGCTGCGTTTATTGCTTCTGAAGTTATTGGCAGCTCTAATCATAAACACAATTCAATTGCTCAAGTAATTACACCATATATCGATAAATTTCTTCCTACGCGCAAAAACAAAGAAAAACATAAGCAAAAGAAACGTCGAGGTGCTTTAGACAGCAAAATAAATAATCGAATACAACTAGCTATGTTGGAAGATCATATGACACGCATTGAAAACAAACTTGACCAAATTTTAAATAGAAACAATTAAATTATGACCCACCAACTTGTAGATCTCTATCGCGACAAAGTTCTAGGAGAATACGGTACGCTTGCAGGTGCTGAAAAGGCTCTTAGCCGTCTGTATCCAAAAGCTGGTCGCTATGAGATTAAATCACCCAAGGTACATAAACCACGGGCAAAGAAATCTGATGTCAAAGAAGAAAGCAACTGAAGATCAGTTTAACGATCTACACAACCTCGTTACAGCTGAATTTCTTAAACGTATTAAAAGTGGAGAAGCCACTACACAAGACCTAAAGGCTGCGTGTGATTGGCTTCACAAAAATGATATTTCCGGTGTTGCCTATGACGGTAACCCGTTGGACAAACTATCTTCCATTCTACCCAAAGTAGACCCTGAAATGGTACAAACTCGTCTGTATGGCAAAAGGTAGAACACAACGTTATTATGACGCTAACCCTGCAGCAAATCGCAGGCGTTTAAAGCAACAATCTAAATATCAAAAGACGGCTAAAGGCCGGCGTCTAAAAATAAATGCCAACAAAGCAAATCGAAAATTAGGCACTTACGGCAATGGTGATAACAAAGATGCGGCACACACCTCTAAAGGGATACGTCTTGCATCTAAAAAAGCCAATCGCAGTAAAAAAGGAATTCACGCCTAATGATCCCCTTGCTTCCAACACCTGATCATTACCTATACAATTTAATAGCCATGTCGTCCTCTGAAGCAAAGCGCCTTTGGAGGCGCAGTATCAAAGAATTTTTTGATTGTACATGTGTCTATTGCGGAGAAACTTATGAACTTAATGAACTATCTCTTGATCATGTGCATCCTCGTTGCCACGGAGGTGGCGACTACAGGAATGTCATGCCAGCTTGTGTCAAATGTAATCAGGAAAAAGGAAGCCAACACTACTTAGAATTTATGCGTTCAACGTTTGGTGTTAATCGACTACGTGAATATGTACTAGCAACACATACCCAGTAGTCCATATGCGCCCACTACAACGCCCTAGAAGACCGTTTAAATATACTTTAGGTATCAATCCATATGTCCACCGTTTTAGAAGCCATACAGGCCGATTTTAAGCTGTTTCTTCAAGCTTTATGGGATCAGTTAGATCTTCCTCCACCTACTCGTGCACAATACGCTATTGCTGACTACATCCAACACGGTCCTAAGCGATTACAAATACAAGCATTTCGAGGTGTTGGTAAATCTTGGATTACTGGCGCCTTTGTTCTTTGGACTCTTTTTAATAACCCCGAAAAAAAGATCATGATCATCTCCGCTTCTAAAGAGCGGGCTGACAATATGTCTATTTTTCTTCAGAAGCTAATTATTGAAACACCCTGGCTTTCTCATTTACGTCCAAAGTCCGACGATGCAAGGTGGTCTAGGATCAGCTTTGATGTTAACTGTTCACCCCACCAAGCACCCTCCGTTAAATCAGTCGGCATAACGGGCCAGTTGACCGGAAGCCGTGCTGACCTAATGATTCTTGATGACATTGAAGTTCCTGGTAACTCAATGACTGAAATGATGCGGGAAAAACTCCTACAACTGTGTACAGAAGCAGAGTCCATCCTTACACCAAAAGATGACTCCCGCATTATGTATCTAGGTACACCTCAAACAACATTTACTATCTATCGTAAGTTAGCAGAACGTAACTATCGTCCTTTTGTTTGGCCTGCACGTGTACCTAGAAAATTATCTAATTACGAAGGCTTAATTGCGCCTCAACTACAAGAACAAATAGATAATGGCGCAAAACCTTGGGAAGTAACTGACCCTGACCGCTTTGCTGATGATGATCTTCTCGAACGTGAGGCAGCAATGGGTCGCTCTAACTTCATGCTTCAGTTCATGCTGGATACCAGCTTGTCTGATTCAGAAAAGTTCCCTCTCAAGTGCAGCGACCTTGTTGTCACTAGTGTTAATCCCTCAACTGCTCCTGACCACGTGGTCTGGTGTTCCGATCCACAAAACGTACTCAAAGAACTACCGATTGTTGGATTACCTGGGGATTATTTCTACAGTCCAATGCAACTCCAAGGAGAATGGCTCCCTTACGCCGAAACAATCTGCTCGGTTGACCCGTCGGGTCGAGGAACGGATGAAACGACAGCAGCTTATATCTCCCAACGTAACGGTTTCCTGTACTTGCACGAAATGCGTGCTTACAGAGACGGGTACAGCGACAAAACACTACTTGACATTCTAAAAGGATGTAGAAAATACAATGCCACGAAACTTGTTATTGAAACTAACTTTGGTGATGGCATTGTTTGTGAATTGTTCAAGAAACATCTCGTTCAGACCCAACAAGCCATTGACCTCGAAGAGGTCCGTGCCAATGTGCGTAAGGAAGACAGAATCATTGACTCGCTTGAACCTGTACTTAACCAGCACAGGCTCATCGTTGACAAAGGTGTGATTGAATGGGACTTCAAATCAAACCCTGATGAAGCTCCAGAAAAACGTCTTATGTACATGCTCTTCTATCAAATGTCTCGTATGTGCCGTGAAAAAGGTGCAGTAAAACATGATGACAGAATTGACTGCTTAGCTCAAGGTGTTAAGTACTTTACTGACGCTTTGGCTATTTCTGCTCATGAAGCAGTCAAGCAACGTAAGCAAGAAGAATGGCAAGACATGATGGAAGAATGGTTTGAAAACCCTGAAGCAGCAGCTAACCACATGGTCCTTGGTATGGACATAAACCAAAGGAGACAAGCTAGAGGTAACACTGGTAAAAAGTCAGTTCCCACCTGGGTTTAGACGGTTTTCCACATTGTTTTCCACAATTTCCACATTTTAATAGGCCCCGTATACAGGGAAAGGAAAGGGTGGATTCCTTTTTCTGGGGGTAGGGGGGGAAAGACAATCCTTCCCCCTTTACTTATCATCAGGTGAGCGAAGCGAACGATGATCTTGTAAGTACTTTCTTTAACTGGTTTATTTATTTATTTAACTAGCCTGTATAGTGATATCACTTATTAATACTTGTCTCTAGACACCAATAAGTACATCACTCTCAGTCAAAATAATGTCATTCGGAAGGTCAGCAATTATTCCTCCTTCTGACTTCTTGCCAAAGCCCTTAGAGTCACCGTTGCCATCGACATAGAGATGTCCTTTGTCTTCAAAGTAGACCAGATCGTAGCCTTCCTTCGAAAGCTGCTTAAGGTCCTTTTTGGTGTCGGCAATAGCAAGAGTTGGATCCTCAGTCAGGTCACCAACAACCTCATCTGCAATAACGATGGCATCACCCTCACTTGCGTCGAAGTCGATGACCTTATCGACAGTCTTCTTCTTAAATGGTTCTTCACCAGCAAAGTAGAACTGATCAGCACCATCGCCGCCGATCAGTTTGTCCTTGCCTCGACCATCAGCGATAAGGTCGTCACCGTCTGTTCCTTCTACCTTCTCACTTTTCTTGCTGTCACCAGTGATTGCAAGGGACAAGTTGATGTTGGTTGTTTGAATAGTAAAGGAGTTGTCAATATTAGTTGTGTTGTTGACAGTGCCGATATTGCTTTCGCTGTTTGTGATAGTCGTATCAGTATTGTTGTTTGTAATGTTGTAAATAACGGTTCCGTTGCTTATTCCTGTGTTTGAGGTTTGTTGGGGCGCTGTAGGCGTCGGAAGCGTTGCTGGAGTTGGAGTTGGTGTTAGAGTTGGTGTTGGTGTTGGAGTAGGCGCAGGTGCATTTAAGTTGTGATATTCGCTATAAGTATCTAAGTCGTACAACCACCAGTCAGCATTGTTACCCTCCGTTCTTTCGTATCGCTCATCAAAATTCACGCTTCTAATTCTTCCATTAAATATATCTTCTGTAAGATAGTTATCGTCTATACCGAAGGATATGACTTCAGTTGTAGGCGAAACATCGACTTGCGTAAGCTCGCCTGTTTCATCGTCTTCAAGAGTAAAAGTAACATAGTCGAACTCATCAATAGTAAATCCGTCAACAATCGTTACTTCGTCTGCGCCTAAGATAGTCACGTCATCAGTGCCCAGATCTCCGAAAAAGACTGCATGATTTGTAACTGGTATCGGCGCCAAGTAAGTTGGACTAAGATACATCCAGTCATCCCCCTCTCCCGCATCAATAAAATCAACACCATTTCTTCCTATAAAGTCGACTGTTATCTCATCGTCTCCAGCAAAGCTTTGAACATCAAACCCCTCATCATTATTAGGATAAAGTGATTGCAAATCATATGTATCAATTATATCCGGGGCTGAAGTTCCGCTGATTTGAATCCACATATCAGGAAAGAGATATTGCTACTGCATACTATCTCTTTATTGGCATATTGCCAATTAGGTGAGCGAAGCGAACGATGATCTTGTAACATTTCTTTAACTAGCCTGTATAGTAATTTCACTTATCAATGAAATCAAAGTTCAATATACCATATACAATTCCCAGCATTCTTCCTACGTTTACAAGTTTAACACCAACAGAAGTATCTGGATAATTAATGCTAACTAAACCACCTAGGTCAATAATAATCTCCC